ACCAATAGGACCAATAGGACCAATATCACCACGTGGACCTGGTAAACCTTGAGGACCGATAGGACCTTGTGGTCCAATAGGACCAGTTAACCCTGTAGGACCTTGCTGACCAGTCAACCCTGTAGGACCTTGCGGACCAATATCACCTTTAGGACCTTTAATATTACCTAATTGACTAGATTGATTGGTTGGTGGGCTTTGAATATATGTGACATCGACGCTTAGATTTCCGTTATTGTCTAAGTTAAACGATAAATTAGGGGTTTCTCCAACGTCTCCTTTAGGACCAGTATCACCTTTTAATCCTTGACTAATTGTGGCATTAGTTTTTACAGTTGTGATAGTTGCTTTCATTTTATTTGGTATTGTTGCATCCATTATTCAGCACCTTCTCTCTGTTTATAACTTCCTAATTCTGAGTTATATTTAGAATTAATTAATTTATTAGCAATTTGAGTAGCTGGTCCACCACCAGTAGCCATTGCGGCTAATGTTTCGAAATGCCCCCATGTCATATCAAAATATACTAAGAATAGAGTAACAAAAACAAATAGCAAGACAAATGTTAATGCGATTACACGTGTAAGGCTTAGCCCACCATTTTCGTATAAAAGCATTTGAAGAATATGTTTCATGGCCTTATAAACTCCTTTATAAATTTTAAAAAATTTACTAGGGAAGGATACCATACGAAAGCTGTTGCATCTATTTGATTAAGTTTTTCAACAATAGAGCATACTTCAGATACAAACGGTATCAGCATGAATAATACTGACAGCATATAATCAACACGGAACCCATATATAGATACGTCTGGTAGAGACCATGAAGCCGCCGCCAACGTGAAAAATATAGGGTATGTAAATGCTACCTTATTAAATAGGGACATTCTAAACCGTTTACTAATAAGGAAGCGTTTTCGCTTCCCGTTAGGGAGTTCTATAGAGCCCCACCCAAACCATAGTGCAGTGATAATATATCTTAATGTATTTGGCTTCTTTCTAGCTTTATTGAACTCAATGATTTCGATAATAAAGCGAAGGGTAATGTCTATAAATAGCAAAAAACAGGTAGCCATAATGACTACCATAATATCATCAACTGCACTTAATGGAGTGTTGTGGTATAGTAGTCCGTATACAAAAGCACCAGTGCTTACGTCATAAGGTTGTACAGGAGGAGGGGGTAAAAATCTTTCTACCATTAAATACCTTCCTCCCATGTTACACTAGGACTAACAAAGACATATCCATTAGCAATACGTGTGATATAACCGTTTTTATCTTTCATAATAATATCATATGTATATTGAGTTAATTCAGAAAAGTTTTCTCCGTCAATATTCAGTTTAGAGCCATCTGCATTGACAAAATGTACCTCAACAATACCTTTAACTGCATCTACAATTTTTGTTTTGCCTTCAAAAATAGTATCTGTCGATGTTGCTGACTCTTTTACTTTGCATTTGAATAGGCAACCAGTAATATCTACTGGTCGCCCATCTTCTGCTGTAATATTAACTTGGAAAAATGTATCATCACCCTTATTGATATTAATATCCATTTGAGGTGTAATAAATTTTCCTTTTGCCATATATTACTCCTTATACATTAACCCAAGTTTTAGAATTGAAATTAAATTTCTTAGATTTGTCAGAATTATATACTGTAGTCCAAGGCACTAAACCAGTAGCTAGAGCCTCTGGGTCACTTGCCTCGCTAAGAATAAATTCACAACCACCTTGAGGTAATGAGTTCATATCCCAACGCATTTCTTTTGTTAATGCTAATTTAGGGGCATTAACATGCTCTAAGCTAGATAAATTAAGTGGTCCTTTAATCCAAGAAGTACATTCTGGTAAGTTAATTGTTTTATAACCAGAGAAAGTAATAGCATTTTCCTCTACAGTAGTTACTTTTGGTAAATCTAAAGTTTCAACACCATAGATATTATAGTATTGGTATGCTTTAGCTACAGTAGTTACATTAATATCTGGAGTGATACGATATGTTTCTACACGAGAACCAGTCATATCAAGATAGTCAATAACTAGAGTTTCAGTACCAAATGGTTCAGGTAATGCTAAAGAAGCGGCACCACCAATAATTTCTGTCTTAGTATTTTCTTGACCACTGAGCATTACGAAGAAGTGAGACTCACCATATACGTATACGCTTGTATCACCAGCACTTGGTTGGTTGAAAGAGAACGCAGATGGAATACGTGGCATCGGTTTACCTAGGTTATCAATAATAGCATGCAAAATGCTTTCCAAATCCTCTGTAGCGTATACGTTTTGGCGTTTCAAATAGTGTGCTACGCTAGGATATTTAGTATTGTCAATACTATCCCCTTTAGGACCCTGAGGACCTTGCGGACCAGCAGGACCGATAGGACCGATAGGACCGATAGGACCTTGTGGACCACGGAAACCTTCTGGTAATTGTCCAAAAGTAATGTGTAAGTTTTGTGTTTCAGCCATAATAGCCTCCTATTTTTGAAATAAAATTAAAATAACACGTAACCGATAAACGGCACGTTTCCAACCATAATTCCTATCACTCTGGTCATAGTGGTCACTATATGCATATGCAACATGGTCTAGCGTTATACCGTATGTGATTGGATTGCCTAATGGAAGTGCATCAAACACATGTCGCCCCCGCCACGATGGTGCATTTTTGGGGTGTGTATAGTCTATGACACCTTGCGGAATAGCAACACAATTATCCCACGAATACCCATTTGGTAAATAAATAGTATCTCCATGATTGTAATCTCGAACTATAATATCAACATTTCTCATATGGAATCCTGCTTGGTAAATGCTTTCGGCATCAATACGAGAGCCACTAATAGTAACATCAGTTAAGTTAGCACCTCTAATATTACCACTTTTATCAATATTAAATGAATTATCGGCACTGTGTATACTACTAGCTACGACTTCACCAGACTCTACCTTGCCAAGTTTACCGCTGATATCTGCAAGTTCATTAACTACGAGCTTATCTGATGTAATAGTCTTACTTTCAATATTATCACCTGTAATACTTCTAGCTTTAATATTATCACCAGATATTGTATTAGCTGCAATTTTATCACCAGTCAATGTTCCAGTTTTGATGGCTCTGCCATCTAATGTGTTGGTAGTGATTTTATCACCTCCATTATAAACCATTTACATCTAATACTACATAACTATATGCGGATATTACACCGCTACTATTATTTCGATGGGCGTGATATTGTCCAACGAGTGCATCTGACCATGCTGTGCCGTAATTTTGCGTACCCCAAAAATTACGATAAATTTCATGCCATTTCCCTTCACTAGTTTGCTCGTGAAATTGTTTTGTTGATATAACACCACCATTAATATATATATTATGTGTATATGTATGGTAAATATCTTGTCCGTCGATTACCCCATAGTAATATGTAACCCACTTCCATTTTTCAACTGGTTTCCATACAGTGCGTGTTTTTTTGATTGGACCCCATGTTTGTTTTCCATCAACGTAAATAAAACCATAATCTGTATATTCTTCTGTTACCCAGTCATTTTCCATAACCTTTTCATAGCGTGGCTCATTTTTAACATATGGTCTGGTGTTAGTAGTTAAATCTGAAGTTTTAGTCAATCCACCAGATGCTATTGCTATGTTACTCCCAACAACAGTTCCGCTATCGGTACCGACGGCGATAACCTTGGCTTGTTTTTGATTAGAGTCAAACACTAAAGCTCCAGACTCATTAAAGATTTGCATACCAGAAGTCGAGGAGGATTGTGGGGTGCTGGCGAAAATATAAATGTAAGCATTTTGTGCGTTCTCTATATAATAATCACAATGGTCGCTAGAGTTAGAGCAATACCCATTAATAGAGTTGGTCCCATTACCGATGGCAGCCATTATCTCTCCATTTTGGAATTGTATTGTGCCAGATGTATTATCTAATTTAATTTTTCTGGTCATATATAGATTCATATATGTGTCGTCGATTTGTAAATGGTTATTATCATTATTTACTTCAAAATACTTCATTAAAAAACTCCGTATAAAATTCGGCACCCAACGTGGTTTTGAGAGAATGACCATTGCAATTTGTCGCCATTTTTTGTAACAGTAGGAACGGAATAAGTGAATTGTTTGTTTCCCTCTAGCCTTAATTCTGGATATGAGTCTGGTAATATTAGATACCATAAATCACCCTCCTCTAAATATTTATTTTGAACGGTGCCAGAATTCATGTTTTCTGGACAACTTACAACTCCAAGATATTTTTGTATTCGACTAGATACATCAATCATTAAAGAGCCATTTTCGGAAAATGTTTGTAACCCTTGTGGCATTAATCCCAAACCCCCATTCTAACTCTTAACCTATTATTTTGGTCATACACTTCAATTAGATTATCTTGAATAACAGTTCTGGCACCAGTGTCGGCAGTTTTTAATTCACCAATACGAGCCGTGATAGAAGATAATGTTTGAACACTTAATTTATCACCAGTAATGGCACCTGCTTGTATTTTGTTAGTACTAATAGAGCCAGCTTGGATTTTATCACCGCTAATTGTATTAGCTGCAATTTTATCACCAGTAATACTCCCTGTAATAATTTTATCGCCTGTAATTGTATTAGCTTTAAGTTTATCACCTGTTATAGTATCAGTAGCTATCTTTTCTGCTGTAATTTCTCCAGTTTTAATTTTATCTGAAGTAATAGCATTAGCAGCGATTTTATCACCTGTGATAGCATTGGCAACTAGCTTATCTGTTGTAATAGCACCATCGGCAATCTTTGTGCCTACCACTGCTTTATTACCAATATATTTTGCAACAATAACACCATCATCAAATACGGTCTTGTTCGTTATATGGACAGCATCAGATGGGATTTGTTCTACCGTAGACTCAAATACTTCTGCTGACATTTCACCTTCACCAAATATATCTGTATAACAAATTTTGATTTTATATGTTCCAGTAGAGCAATTAAATGTGAATACGTTTGATGTTACTGGATATGGTTCATTATTAACGTAAATAGTAGCTCCGTTGCAATCTTCTGGGATACTGTCAAAAGTAACCTTTAGACCTTCATAGAATTTTTCAATGATTATATTACGTGGTGCATGAGGTACTGGTTTATTATACTGCAATGTTGCTGGAACTGACCATGAGTTACCGATACCCTTATTATAAAGATATGCGGTACCGCTACGTACTGTTGGAATAGCAGTAGAAGATAACCCTGTAGTGATTTCCAGTCTATTCTGTAAACTACCTACGTTAGTATCTAAACGTAATTCGGACCATTCATAGTCATTTTGGTCATATTGTTTCCAAGACCAATAAGCACCACGCTTATCGAAGACTACTGTAAACTGATACGCTCCATTAGGAGTATAGTTAGTTTCAGAGATATAGTGTGTTTTTGTTGGGGCTGTTTTCTCTTCTGAGATAGCGTTAACAATATTTCGAGCCCTGATGCGGATAAGATATTTCTTACCTACAGCAAGACTTTGTATCATATATGAGTTGGTTTTAGTAGTGTCATAATGGCGTGTCCATTCTATTTTTTCAAACTGCTCGGTTGTAGTTGAGAAATCGCCAACTTTAACATCAATACCAACACCTGCGTACTGTTTGATGCGGTCAGAGTTCCATTTAACAAGTAGTGACACGCTACCCTGCTCATTTTTTTCTTCTATGGTAATACCATATACTTGCTCTGGAAATGTGTCTGGGTT